ACTTTTTCCAACTCTACGGTATATTTTTGAGAAAGGGGAAGCCATGACAAAGGAAAAATGGGTTGAAACTATCGGAAAACAGATGGAAAAACTCGGTACGGCCGACCCATCTTATCAATCTGCGGTAGAAACGCTTGCAGAGATACTGGAACAGCGGGATAAGACCAAGGCCGAGTTCAAAAAGTCCGGCGGTAAGTCCGTCATCGAATATACCAACAAAGGGAACGCCACAAACATGGTAAAAAACCCTCTGTTGATTCTGTGGGACGACCTCAACAAGAGCGCACTGGCATACTGGCGCGAATTGGGGCTTACTCCATCGAGTTTCCGCAAAATGACCGGCGGAGTGAAGGAAAAGGAGGAAAAGGGCGGCCTTGCCGCTGCTCTTGCCAGCCTTGAGACAGATTAAGGGTAAGAACTGGCCCGTAGTCCTTGAGTATGCCGAAAGCATCAGAGACGGGAGAAAGGTAGCTTGCAAGGAATTGCGGCAGGCTGTTGACCGTTTCTTTGCTGACCTCGATAATGACGAGTACGATTTCGCGCCGAAAGGGCCGGAGTTCTGTATTCAAATCATCGAAAAGACCCTCTGCCACCAGCAGGGGGAAAAGCTGGACGGCACACCGCTCCGGGGAAAGCCGTTCCTGCTGGAGCCGTTTCACAAATTCATCATATACAATCTTCTTGGGTTTAAGTTGAAAGGCACCGATGTGGTGAGGTTTCATGAAGCCCTTATTTTTATCCCTCGAAAGAACATCAAAACCAGTTTTGCCGCTTCCCTCGCATGGGCGCTGTCCCTGTGGTACCGGCGCAGCGGTTCCAAAACCTACATATCGGCCGCGGCTCTGATGCAGTCCCTTGAAAGCTTTAATTTTCTGGATTATAACATCCGGCTTATGGGCGAGGATGAGAAGCATGGCGGCGGTGTAAAGATCATTGACAACAACAACGAGCACTCAATGGAGGCAGAGCTTCCAGACGGCTCGTTTTTTATCCGCGCTCTGGCTGCAAACCCGGATGCGCAGGATTCTCTTAACTGCAATATTGCGATCTGCGATGAAATCCACGCTTTTACCAAGCCTAAGCAGTACAACCTTTTTAAGGAAGCCATGAAAGCCTACACCAATAAGCTGCTGATAGGTATTTCCACGGCTGGCGATAACGAACAGGGCTTCCTTGGGCAGCGGCTGCAATACTGCCGAAAGGTGCTGGATGGCACCATCAAGGACGAACAATATTTTATCTTTATGTGTTGCGCCAATCCGGATGAGGAGGGGAATATCGACTATACCAATCCACTGGTACATGAGATGGCCAATCCGGCCTATGGCGTTTCCATCCGGCCGGAGGAAATTCTAAACGATAGCTTGCAGGCGCAGAATGACCCGCAGCAGCGGAAAGATTTCTTCGCAAAGTCTCTCAATGTCTATACCGGGGCTATCAAGTCCTATTTCAACCTCGACGAATTCCGGCGAAGCGATGAAAAATATAACTGGACGCTGGACGAGCTTTCCAAGCTCCCAATAGACTGGTACGGTGGTGCAGACCTCTCAAAAATGCACGACCTAACGGCGGCTGCGCTTTTTGGGAATTACAAAGGCGTGGATATCATCATCAGTCACGCTTGGTTCCCTGTGGTGCAGGCTCATGTTAAGGCCGACGAGGATGGTATACCGCTTTTCGGCTGGGCCGATGATGGACTTTTGACCATGTGCAACAGTCCAACCGTAAACCACGCCGATGTTGTCAACTGGTTTGTTACAATGCGAAAGCGCGGTTTCCGAATACGACAGGTGGGGCATGACCGTAAATTCTGCCGAGAGTATTTCATTGGCATGAAATCGGCTGGGTTTAACATTATCGACCAACCGCAGTATTTTTACAGGAAATCAGAAGGTTTCCGGCATATCGAGCAGAGCGCCAAAAATGGGACGCTGTACTATATGCATTCCGAAGCATATGAGTATTGTGTTGGGAATGTCTCGGCCGTCGAAAAGACAGACGACATGATCCAGTACGACAAGGTAAGACCGACAAACCGAATTGATGTGTTCGATGCCTCCGTATTCGCCACGGTGCGGTACTTGGAGGCTTTGGATAAATCTAAAGCAGGAAAGAAATGGTGGGGTGATAAATGAGCATAGCAAATTTTTTTGAGCGCTTCCGCTCTCGGGATAAGCCCCAAACGCGGAGCGCTGTATGCCTGTGTGATGGAACCGGCTGGAAAGACCTAACCTGTTCCGGCTATACAGACCTTGCGCACAACCCGGAAATCTGTGCCGCTGTTGATAGGATTGCGTCTTTAATTGGAAGTATGACAATCTATCTGATGCAAAACACCGATAGTGGAGATATCCGGGTTAAAAATGGGCTGTCTCGTGTGGTTGATATCGAGCCGAACAGCTACATGGGTCGGTCAAACTTTATCCAGTGGATCATCAAAACAATGCTGCTGGATGGCCGGGGGAACGCTGTAGTGCTCCCAAAGACCCGGAAGGGGCTGCTCCGGCGGCTTGACCCGATTCCGGCGGCGTTTGTAGCATTTGTACCGAATGGGGAACGGTATTATAGCATCGAAATATCTGGGAAACCCTATGACCCGGAGGATGTGCTGCATTTTGCCATAAATCCGAGCAATTACTACCCATGGCAAGGCACTGGGTACAGCATTGCGCTGGCTGATGTGGCAAATAACCTCAAGCAAGCGGCGAAAACAGAAAATGGTTTCATGGCCAGTGAATGGAAACCGTCTCTTATCGTGAAGGTGGATTCGCTGACGGACGAGTTTTCTGACCCGGAGGGGCGTGCAAAGCTCCTTGGCGATTTTGTTGCAAGCAATAAAGCCGGGGAACCTTGGCTGATTCCTGCCGAGCAATTCTCGGTGGAACAGGTAAGGCCCCTTACTCTATCTGATCTTGCGCTGGCAGACTTCGTAAAACTGGATAAAACGACGGTGGCAACCATTCTTGGCGTGCCGCCTTTTGTTTTGGGCGTTGGCGAGTTCAAGCGAGACGAATGGAACAACTTTATTTCTTCCCGTATCATGCCGATTGCACAGATTTTGGAGCAGGAGTTTAGCCGAAAGCTGCTCGTATCTCCGGATTACTTTTTTCGCTTCAATGTCCGCTCCCTCTACAACTATTCCTTGGAGGAAACCATCAAAGCTGGCGCGGAAATGGTTGACCGCATGGCAATGACACGGAACGAGTGGCGCAGTTGGGTTGGGCTTACTCCGCACGAGGGAATGGATGAGCTTTTGGCCCTTGAAAACTACATTCCCGCGGACCGCCTTGGCGATCAGAAAAAACTAAACGGAGGAGGTGAGTAAATGGTAGGAGCAAGACAGGCAATCAGCCGCAGTGGCGACTTCAAAACCCGCGCTGCTGATGGAAAACTCTACATTGAGGGCTATTTCGCCACCTTTACCGGCGAATACCGGATGTGGGATAAAGCCATCGAGCGCATTGACCGAGGAGCCTTTGATGGTACCCTCGGTGATGATATTCGGGCGCTGGTTAACCATGATACCACAATCGTGCTTGGCAGAACAACAGCTGGTACACTGACACTCCGCGTTGACGATTTGGGCCTTTGGGGGTCCATCCTCATTAATCAAGCGGATCAGGATGCCATGAACGCCTATGAGCGTGTAAAGCGTGGGGATGTTTCCCAATGTTCTTTCGGCTTTGACATCCTTGACGAGGAAACCGAAATCCGGCCAGATGGCACAACCGTGTGGACTATTCGCAAAGTCAAACTGTATGAGGTATCGGTCGTTACCTTCCCGGCCTACGAGGACACCATGGTAGAGGCTCGGAAAAAAGACCTTGAAAAGATCAACGAGCGCAAGCTCGACCAATGGAGGGCCGAAGCCCTCAAAAAGCTAAGAAAGGAGTGCTGACATGGCACTGAAATCCATTATGATTGCCAAAAAGCTGGAACTGAAAAGAGCAGCTTTTGAGGCGCTGGTAGCTAAAGACGCAGAATTTGCAACACGCTCCGCTGAAATCGAAAAAGCAATCGGCGAAGCTACCACCGATGAGGAGCAGCAGGCTGTTGAGGACGCCATGAACAAATTTACCGAGGAACAGGATGCCCACAACGCCGAAAAAGAAAAACTGTCCGCAGAAATCAAGGGCCTTGAGGAAGATTTGGAAAATGCCGAAAAGGATCCTCCCAAGGCTGAACCCAAAGCAGAAAAGAAAGACGAAAGGAATGATTTTACCATGAATACCATCAACATTCGCTCCCTCCCCATGAATGTGCGCGCCTTTGACGCTCTTCCCAAAGAGCAGCGTGACGCTATCGTAGCCCAGCCCGATGTGCAGACCTTCTTTGCGGAGCTTCGTAACGCTGCCCGCAGCAAGAGAGATATCACCGGTGGTGAGCTGACCATCCCTGTTGTATTCCTCGACCTCATTGCCGAGAATATGTATCGCTACTCCAAACTGATGCGTCGGGTCCGCATCCGCAATGTCAATGGCGAAGCCCGTCAGACCATTGCCGGTACTGTCCCCGAGGCCGTTTGGACTGAAATGTGCGGCGCCATCAATGAGCTGACCTTCAGCTTTAACCAGATCACTCTTGACGGCTTCAAGGTTGCCGGTTATGTTCCTGTTTGTAATTCCCTGCTGGAGGATAACGATGTAAACCTCGCCTCCTGGATCGTCGAGATGCTGTCCGAGGCTATCGGCCTTGCCAAGGATAAGGCCATCCTGTACGGCAAGGGCGCTGGTCAGAAGATGCCTCTCGGTATTGTGACGCGTCTGGCGCAGGAGAGCAAACCCAGCGATTACCCGGCCAATGCTCCTGCTTGGGTTGACCTGCACACCTCCAACATCATCACCATTCCCACCGCTTCCACCGGCGAGGCTTTCTGGGCTGCGCTGGCTGTTGCTGCTGGTAACACCTTCACCCGCTATTCCCGCGGCGAGCGCTTCTGGGCTATGAATAGCAAGACCCTGGCTACTCTGCAGTCCAAGGCAATCCTTGCTACCGCTTTGGGCCGGTATGTCACCTTTGACGGTATGACCATGCCCATCATCGGCGGTGATGTGGAAATCCTCGAATTTATCCCCGATGGCGACATCGTTGGCGGCTATGGCGACCTGTACCTGTGGGCGCAGCGCTCCGGCATGACCATCGAAGCATCCCGCGAGGTTCAGTTCATTCAGGACAACACCGTATTCCGCGGCAAAGAGCGTGCTGACGGTATGCCCGTTATCCCCGGCGCTTTTGTGGCGATTAACATTAACGGCGCTTCCGTAACCACCTCCATGACCTTTGCGGCTGATACCGCCAACAACGCCAAGCTGTCCGCTCTGACTGTCGGCAGCCTGTCTCTCAGTCCCGCATTTGACGGCGATGTTCTGAGCTACACCGCTACCGCTTCCGCTGCGACTGCTGCCGTAAACGCCACCACCGAGGTCGCAGGCGCACAGGTTGCTATCGCCTACAACAACGCCAATGTGAAGAACGGCGGCTCTGTTACCTGGCTGGCTGATGGCACTGCCCATCCTCTGACCGTAACCGTGAAGAACGGCAACGAGACCGTAGTCTATACCGTCAATGTAACCAAGGCTTCCTAAGGGGGGTTAAAGCATGACAGACGCTGATATCCTCGTGATCTTGAAGGTTGATTTGCAACTTTCCACAACAGCGCTTGACGATTACCTGTCGGCGTTGATCGCGTCTGCCAAGGAGTATATCGCTACCGAGGGAATCGTACTTTCCACCAGCACCGGTGATGCTATGCTGGTGGAGATGTACGCCGCCTACCTTTACCGGCAACGCCGGGAAAAGGTCGTAGCAATGCCCAGGATGCTCCGGTGGGCACTCAACAACCGGCTGTTTGAGCAAAAGGTGGGTGATTGATTTGGATGATCTCATTACATTAATCTCCCAAACCTTTGAGCAGAACGATATCGGGGTACAGATTGCCACAGAAACCACAACACAGGTCTGGGCGCGGCTGCAGTCCGCTACACGGGCGGAGTTCTATTCCGCCGGTCAAAACGGCTTGCAGCCGTCCCTTGTGGCGGTTACTCCTATCGCCAACTATGCTGGGCAGAAATTAGCCGAGTGGCGCGGCAAACGCTATTCCATTTATCGCACCTATTTTGCAACAGGCAGCGATGAAATAGAGCTGTACCTAGAGGAAAAGGTGGGCAACGATGTCGAAAACGGTTAGACCGGATGAGTTGGCAACGGCAATCCTGTCCGAACTGAAAAACTATGACCAGGCCGTTACGGATGGCGTAAAAAAAGAGGTTCGGCAGGTGGCAAAGGAATGCCGCCAAGACATTGTGACCGGCAGCCCGGTACAGACCGGCGATTATAAGGCCGGTTGGCGTGACAAGGTCGCATATGAGAGCTACAGCGATATCCGTATGCGAATTTTCAACAAAACGGATTACCAGCTCACGCACTTGCTGGAACATGGTCACGCAGGCCCAGGCGGAACCGCAAAAGGCTCTGCCCGCCCATTCCCCCACATCGGCCCAGCGGAGCAAAAGGCAGAGCAGAAACTATTAACCCGTGTAAAGGTGGTGATTAAGAAAGGATGACACTGCAAGAGGTCAATTCCCTGTTAAAACAGACGAGGATGCCCGTAGCTTACGGTTACTTCAATAAGCCGCAAAAGTTACCGTATATCCTCTATCGCGTCTCCTACTCCAATAATTTTGGCGCTGACAATGTGGTGTATCACCCCATCAACCATATACAGGTTGAGCTTTACACAAAAGATAAAGACCTAACAGCAGAGGGCAAAGTCGAACAGGCTTTGTCCTCTCTGTTTTGGCAAAAGTCCGAAAGTTACATTGAGGATCAACAGTGTAACCAAGTAGTTTATGAAATCGAGGTGTAAAAATGGCTGATAAAGTTAAATTCGGTATCTCGAATGTCCATTACGCTATCCTCGACGGGGAAAATAACACCTACGGCACTCCCGTAGCCATCCCCGGCGCAGTTAGCCTGTCTTTGGAGCCTTCCGGCGATACCACCCCGTTTTATGCGGACAACATCCAGTATTTCGTAGCCGTGGCGAACAGCGGCTACACCGGCGATCTCGAAGTTGCCGTTTTCCCCGAAGCATTCCTCAAGGATGTTTTCGGGTATACTCTTGACACCACCAGCAAGGTGATGATCGAGAATGCAAACATTCAGCCCAAGTCTTTCGCACTGCTGTTCCAAGAGGAGGGCGATGTGAACGGGACGAAGTTTGTTCTTTACAACTGCACCTGCACTCGGCCTACCCGTGAGCTGAACACCACGACCGAGAGCGTAGAGCCGCAGACGCAAACCGTCAGCATCACCGCTTCCCCTCTGGCAAACGGCAACTCCCTTGCCTACACTACGGCGGAGACCCCGGAGGCGACCGTGAACGGCTGGTACACCGCCGTATTCACTCCGACGACTGGAGGCTGAAATGAACAAAGTAATCGAGATCGACGGAAAAAGCGTAGGGTTGTGCGCTAATGCGCTGACCCCACGCATCTACCGCCATAAAGTGGGTCGGGACATTGTCCGTGACCTGCAAAAGCTACAAACGGCAGCGACATCCGAGGACGGATCTTTTTCCGTAAGCGATCTTGAAATATTTGAGGATGTCGCTTTTATCATGGCTCGGCAATATGACGGGTCCATCCCGGACAATGTTGACCAGTGGCTGGAGCAGTTTGAGATGTTTTCCATCTATAAAGTGCTCCCTGCCATTTTGGAGCTTTGGAGCCTGAACAACAAGACTACCGCTGTTCCAAAAAAAAAATAAAACAAACCGTGCGTGAGCCTACCGGGTCAACCTTTATGCTCCGCTGCGCTGAACTCGGGTTATCCGATGAAGCGCTGGAGGACATGACCTGCGGAATGGTCTATGATTTGATGATCGAAAAGTCCAACGACGCAGAACAGTATGCCATAAAGGGCAGACCCGGCGGCTTGCGTGATTTCTTCGCAGGAGGTGGTAAGATTGGCTGAAAATGTTAAAGGCATCGTTGTCGAAATCGGCGGCGATACAAAGGGATTGTCGAAAGCGATCAGCTCGCTGAACAGCGAAATCCGTGGGACACAATCGGAGCTTAATAAAGTCAATCGCCTGCTGAAACTCGACCCGACAAATATTGACCTGCTCAAACAAAAGGAGCAATTGCTCGGGGAACAAATCAAAAATACAGAAAACAAGGTTGAAAGCCTCCGAAACGCCAAAAAGAAAGCGGATCAGGAAATGGCGGACGGCACGGAGATCAACCAAAAACAATACCGTGAGTTAGTCCGGGAACTGACCAGCGCCGAACTAAAGCTGAAAGACCTACAGGCCGAAGCGTCCAAGAGCCGTGCGGCACTCGCACAGGTTTCAGCGGTTACCGGCGAAATAGCAGAAAAGTCCGGGAACATTGCAAAGAAGTTTGCACCGGCATCTTTGGCCTTTGCAGGAGCAGGAGTGGCAGCCACAAAAGCGGCTGTAGAATTTGAAAGCGCCTTTGCTGGCGTTGAAAAAACAGTAGACGGCACTACAGAGCAGCTTGCGGCACTCAGGCAGGGCATATTGGACATGGCAGAAGAAATCCCTGCGTCCACTACGGAGATTGCTGCGGTTGCGGAAGCTGCTGGACAGTTGGGTATTGCCACCGATGATGTACTTGACTTTACCCGCGTTATGATCGACTTGGGCGAAGCAACCAACCTTTCCGCTGATGAAGCTGCCTCTGCACTTGCCAAATTTGCCAACATTACCGGAACGACCGCTGATGAATACTCCAAACTCGGCAGTACCATCGTTGACCTTGGTAATAACTTTGCCACAACAGAGCGCGATATTGTTGAGATGGCTACACGCCTTGCGTCTGCTGGTACAGTTGCCGGGTTGTCCGAACAGGATATCCTTGCATTGTCTACCGCAATGTCCTCGGTTGGCATCAACGCAGAGGCAGGCGGTACGGCAATGACCCAAACAATGACCGCAATAAGCAAGGCTGTGTCTGCCGGCGGTGATGATCTTGAAACATTCGCAAAGATCGCTGGTGTATCTGCTTCTGAATTCGCAGATATGTGGGGCAATGAACCGATAGACGCAATCAGTGCTTTCATCGGCGGGCTTGGGAAGATGAACGAAAATGGAGAGGACACAATCTCCGTATTGGATGAATTGGGGCTCTCCGGGATTCGCCAGTCCAATATGCTCCGTGCGTTAGCCCTTGCGTCCGATGTATTGGGCGATGCTGTTACAACCGCAAATACTGCATGGGACGAAAATATTGCCCTCTCCAACGAGGCAAGCAAAAGATACGCAACGACCGAAAGCCAGATGAAAATACTCCGAAACGGGCTCAATAACTTGGCGATTTCCATCGGTGATATCCTGCTGCCGATTATCAATAAAATCGTCGCAGGACTTCAAAATGCAATCGAATGGTTTACAAATCTCGACGATGGGGTTAAAAAGACGATCCTTATTGTCGGCGGCCTTATTGCGGCGATTTCCCCGATTGCAGGTATTATTTCGGGAATTGCCGGAGCCATCAGCTTTATAACTGGAACGGTTATCCCGGCGCTGATAACGGCCATAAATTTCATAATCGCAAATCCTATCGTGCTGCTCATAGCTGCCATTGTAGGACTTGTTGCTTGGATTGCAACAAGTGGAGATGAGATACAAGCCATTCTCCAGCGTGTGGATGATTTCTTGCAGGGCGTATTTACGACTGACTGGTCGGAATCGTTCGGAATATTGGGGGAAATCTTAAATTTCTTCTTCGCAACAGTAAAATCTATTTGGGATTCCATAAAGGCCGTTTTTGACGGTATTATCGATTTCATCCGTGGCGTATTCACGGGGGACTGGGAAAGAGCATGGACAGGTGTTCAGGAAATCTTTAAGGGCATCTTTACGGCCCTTGTGGCGATTGCAAAGGCTCCTCTTAATGGCATCATCGGCCTTATCAACATGGTTATTGACGCCATTAACTGGATGATAAACGGCCTTAACAGCATTCACTTTGATGTTCCGGATTGGGTGCCTGTGCTGGGTGGTAAATCGCTTGGCTTTAATATCCCGACCATTGGGAAGATCGCATACCTTGCGAAAGGCGGCATCTTATCCTCCGGCAGCGCCATTGTTGGCGAAGCTGGCCCAGAACTGCTTACCATGGCGGGTGGGCGTGCTCATGTTATGCCCCTCAACGGTGACGCAGGCCGTGGTGGAATTACCATCGAGATGAACAACACCTTTAATGGTTACGACAACGCTGCTGGTGAAGCTGCTGCCCGCAATTTGGTGCAGGCAGTAAACCGCGCACTCGGGAGGGCCTACTAATGAGAAAATTTAAGCTCCAAAACAATGTAGGCGCCGAGTGGGATTTGATGGATAAAACTTCGTACCTTAATGCGCCGGGTGGATTGGGCTTCGGAAAAACCTACTCCACCATACAAGCCGGAAGCGCATGGCTGGTATCGGATGATTTCCTTAACCAGTATGCCGTTACAGGCGAAATGATATTCTTCGACTATGCACGGTATCAGGCGTTTATTTCGTTTGTGACAAAAGGCCCGCTTTACCTGATGTATTCTCCGCTGGACACATGGTACAAAATCAAGTGCGAAGTGCAGTCTGCGGATAAGTCGGAGCTGAAATCCGGCTATTTGGCAGTACCGATTACATTCCTCTGCTTCGGGACTTGGCACGAAGCTGTTAAGGTAACGCAAAGCCAAGCGCCAGACCAAGGGATTAAAAGGTACAGCTATACCTATCCATATTATTACGCAGAAACAGCAACAGGAACTGCAAAGATAAGAAACGGAGATTTGGCATCTCCGTGCAAGCTGCAAATCTTCGGGCCGGTCGTCAATCCTGCTTGGGCGCTTATCAAGGCCGGTACCCGTGTAGCGGTCGGAAAAGTAACCGCAACAATCCCTGACGGCCACAAACTCGTTGTTGATGCTGACCCTGCAACAATGGAGATCGCCGAGTATGCGCTGGACGGGACATACATCCAAAACCTGTACCAGTCCAGCGACTTTTCGACCGGAAGATTTATCTATGCTCCGCCGGGGGAAAGCACTTTGACATTTTCGCACGACGGAACATCGGATATAACCGCATATGTGGAGGTGGAAAAACTTGCGTACTCTGTTTAAGTGTGAAGTGTTCGCTCGTGATTATACTTTCCGCAGCTTTGCGCCGATTGAAAGCCCGGAGATACAGTTTGACTACCTAACGGCGGAAAAAACCACTCTTCGGGCGGTTAAAATCGATGCAAAGAAAGGCGATTTTATCAGCGTGACCGACCAAAACGGCGTTGTAGCCTATCAGGGGATCGTGGATGATGTCGAAACCGACAAAACAGGCGTGACCATCTCTGCACAGCCATTGATGGCGCTGTTTGATGTTGATGTGCATTTTGACCGCGCCACATCCTCCAAAATAGAGCAGTTTATCGCCGGTATCATAACGGACAATTTCATTTCCTCCCATGATGCATTACAAAACATCACCGGCATGACGGTGGAAACGACCTCCGAGACCACCGGAGCGCTGAACCTCAAGGATAACATCCACAGCTTTTACGAGATCATTACCAAATCCTTGACAGCTTACGGCATAGCCATAAACATGGCCTTTGACCCGCAGAATAAGGCTATTACCGTTACGGTTGGAAAGGTAAGTGAAAGCGCTGTCATCGAAGCAAGCCTACAAGCCATTGTGGATAAAAATATTATCATTGGCGACAGCTCCGGCCAGCTGAACAAGGTGACCATCTACAACAAAGCGGATGAAACGCAGAATGTTACCTATTATCTGCACCCAAACGGAAAGGTTGACACCAACAATTCCGACCGGATTACGCCGGTATTCTTCGCAGCGCAGTTTTTGGAGACCGATGTAGACTTTGATACCGCAGCTTATCAAAAGGCATACGAAGCACTCACTCCGCAGCAGTATGACAACATGATTGAGCTGACTGCCCGCAACGACTGCGGCGTGCTTGATACCTCTATGGCCATTGGTACAGAGGTGCTTGTAATTGACGGAGACAGCAGTTACAAATCCATCCTTACCGGCTATACCCGGTCACAGGATGTTACAAAAATGACCTTTGGCGTTGTCCGCGCCGATTTGACCAAAATCCTAATCCTTGAAAGGAGGGCAAACGCATGATAACGCTACTCCAATATAACGCATCTATTGTTACCCCTACCGATGATGCTTACCTGTATAATCACATCATCAACGACAGCGGTATATTTACCGGCGTTGAGGTAACAACACAGGGCGGAAACATCATCAATGTTTCGGATGGCCGCGGAATTATCCTCGGCCGAAACTTTGTGGTAGAAGCGCAGACCATCAATGCTACGCTCCCGACCAGCGGCTCCGTCCCCGGTCGATTGCTTATCCAAATTGACATGGCAAACACCGAAGCACCGATTGCTTTTGTTACGCAGGCGCAAGACCCGCTCCCCGCACTCGTGCAGGAGGACATCAATGCAAGCGGTACGGTGTATCAGCTGCCGATAGCAACTTTTACGGCACAGCCGACGATGGTTTCCGATTTACAGTATGTTGCGCACACCATCAGCCCCGGTACTGTTTCGAGCTTTAACGGCCGCACCGGAGCGGTGACACCGCAAACCGGCGATTACACCGGCAGCCAAATCAAAATCCCCGGCTACAAGCAGGCAACCTCCCGGCAGAATGTAACCGCAACAGACACGGTAACGCAGGCCATCGGTAAAATGGAGTACAAAATAAACCGCACTTTTGTGGTTAAGCAAATCTCCCTCCCTGCCGCATCTTGGATGGGCGCAGAAAGTCCGTACAGCCAAACCGTTACCATCAGCGGTATTACAGTCAACAGCAAAGTAGACATCCAAATGGACGCAACAGCCCTCGGTGTACTCATCGACAGCGGCACCAGCGCTATCTGGATTGAAAACAACAATGGCACCCTTACCGCAAAAGCGCTTGGAGAGAAGCCCAACGCCAATCTTTCGGTTCAGGTGACCATCACGGAGGTAACTGCATGAGCGTAATTTACGGCAATCCAATTATTGCAGGTGGTGGCGGCCTTGAGCTTGTGGCAAATGTCGCTGACGGGGCGACCGTTACTGCTACTCTTGGCAGTAAGACAGTAACAGGCGTTTCTGTTGGTGGTCAGGCTCGGCTTAAAATTCCACAGGAGGGCAAATGGACGGTTTCCGCAACAAGCGGAGCACTTGTATCTGCACCACAGGAAATCATCGTCCCTGCCACAGTTGATATTGCATTGGTGATGCAGGAGCTGAACGATAACAGCTGGGCAGCCATCAAGCAAGTGTCTGACGCAAACATGGGAGCAAACTTCTGGTCAGTTGGTGACTGCAAAGAAGTGACCATGAACGGCAAAGTTTCCAATGGTCTTACGCTTACCAACTATTCTGCTTGGGTGTTTATCATTGGCTTTAATCACAACTCAGAGCGTGAGGGAAATGGCATAGCATTTCAGGGATTCAAAGCTACAAAGAACGGTACGCCTGTATGTTTGGTCGATAGTCGATACAACAACCAATGTAGCAGCGTGTGGTTCTGTATGAATGCTTCTTTAGCAAGCGGTGCGGCAACAACTGCCGGAGGTTGGGCGTCTTGTGGCATGAGGAATGACATTATGCCACTTATTAAAGCAGCTTTCCCGTCTGACCTTCAAACCGTTATTAAGACCAGCACTATTTATACCGATAATACAGGAAGCGGCATTGCTGCTGTAGTACCAACTGCTACGAAGGATGATGTGTTCCTACTTGCGGAATATGAAGTATTCGGGACAAGAACCCATGCCTCAACGCTGGAGCCGAACTATCTTAAACAATACAGCTATTACTCTGCGGGAAACAGCAAGGTAAAGTATCGGCATAATGCTACTGATACTGATGTTCGTTGGTGGGAGCGCTCTCCCGCGTCTAGCTACTCCAGCAGTTTCTGTGCTGTCATTGCCGCCGGCAGTGCCAACCATTACAACGCATCCATTTCGCTGGGCGTGTCCCCCGCTTTCAAGGTATAACATATGGACTATATTTGTTTTAACCGTTTTAAGCAAAATGCCTTGTGTGGTGAAGTAAACATTCCGTATGGCACAAAGCTTGATGAAACCAACAATGTAATCAGCCACCGCGGGAATCCCATTTGCTATATAAAAAGCCAAAACGCCTATGACTATTTTGCAAGGAATGATGATGGTAAAGGCTTGGAGCGTGGGAAACTAACAGCAGAAATAATCAAGCTGCTGAATAACCGCACAGACGGAAAGTACCAAGACCGATGGGATAGGATTTGGGATGATTTATCCTTGCTGAAATACAAACGCCCCGAACACGATGACTATTGGTTGTGGAACTATGATTTTTTCAATGCTTCGATTGAGGAGCTTAACAGAATTAAATCCATGATACTGGAGGTGTGACAATGTATAAAATCAAGGCAGAAGGCAAGGAATACTATTCCGACACCTTGGTATATGTGAAGAAGGCACCAAACGGATGCTATGTTCCTTGTTTGGCAGAGGAAGCGGAGTATGTTGTCGGGAAAGTACCGGAAGATACCATTTTCGAAAACGCTGAAATAGAAAATTTCGATGGTGGTTCCATGGCGTCCGATATGCAGGAAGCCTTAAACATTATGGGGGTGAACTAAATGGGCTACTATACAGAAAAAGCCAAAGAAGTAAAAGCAAAGCAGGAAGCAGAGCTGGAACAGCTGAAAGCAGCTCTGCAAACCCTCGGCGTAGAAACCGAAGAAAAGGAGGAAACAGCCAATGCGGGATGATATCTTGAAGCAGGCGCAGGAGATTCGGACGAGCATTGACAGCGTGACCGGTACTTTGGCGGACGCTGGTGCAGCAAAGAACCCCATGCTGTTCTTACCATGGGAAGTTGATACCAAGTATGCGGTGGGTGACCGCAGACGGCACGATGGCAAGGTATACAAGTGCTTGCAGGCTCACACCTCACAGGCAGGCTGGGAACCTCCGGCCGTTCCTGCCCTGTGGGTAGTCGTCAATGTCAGTTCTCCCGGCACGATTGATGATCCCATCCCGGCATCGAAGGGCATGGAATACGAGTACGGCAAATACTACCTCGACCCGGAGGACAAGAAAACCTACCTCTGCAAGCGTTTGAATGAAACAGGCACCATCGTGCTGTATTACCTGCCGCATGAACTTATAGGCCAGTATTTTGAGGAGGTAACCTAATGGATATTTTCCTCCCCAAAGATGTGCATGAAGAATTCGCCAGGCGCATGGAGGATGAAAACCGGCGGCAGAACCACCGGATTGACAACCTAGAAAACAGCGTGAAAGCCTTTGGCGAGATCGCCAACAGTGTAAACCGCTTAGCCACCAACATGGAGACCATGACAACCGAATTAAGCCGACAGGGCGAACGCCTTGAGACGCTGGAAAGAAAGCCGGGGGACAACTGGAACGCTGTCCTCCGGTCTATTTTAACCGGTATCGGCGCAGCTATTGCTGTTGCCGTTGTCGCTGTAATCGCCAATAACCTCGTAAAGTAAAGGAGAATGGAAATGAACGAATTTGTAACTTGGCAGACCCTTGGCACCTATGCTGGCGCTGTAATGATGGTCACAATCATTACCCAGTTCCTCAAGCAGACCCCCCTCAAGAACATCAACACCCAGCTGCTTGCTTACATCATCTCTGTGGCCATCCTCATCGGAGCGGAAGCCTTTAACGGTGCTGCTCTGACGGTACAGGGCGTGGTGCTGTGCCTGCTGAACGCTGTTATTGTCGCTTTGGCTGCTAATGGTACATATGACGCAGCCACCACCGGCATGGTCAAACACACTGATGCGGCTATTTTGGATGCCGAAGGAAAGGGGGAGGCCTAATGGCTTTCCTCTCTCCCGACAATGTACGCTATGATAACGGCGTAAAGGTATGTGAAAAGCTTATTCCTGATAGCGCCGTATGGAACCGAGACTATACCGAGGCCGGTTATACATACCGCAAAGGTACGCAGTACAAGGCAAACCGGGCGTTATCCCCCATTAACGGTGTTACTATTCACAATACTGGCCGGATTAAAGTCCCCAGCGGTACCACAATGGCCGAGCAGTACACCCGCGCGACCTACCCGAACTGCAACATGGGGTCTGTCCGTGTCCACTACTATGTGGACGAGAACGAAGCATGGCAGAACCTTGACGAAAGCGAGGTCGGCTGGCACGCTGCTGATGGAAACTACGGCCCTGGCAACAGCACTACCATCGCCATCGAGATCATCATGGACGGCACTAATGCCGAGTATAACCGGATTGCCGAAGATAACGGCGCAAGACTTTGCGCTGCTATTCTAAAACGGCACGGTTTGGATGAAACCGCAGTCTACCAGCACCATGACTGGTATGCAAGGAAAGATTGCCCTGCTTATATCAGACCGCACTGGAGCGCGTTTTTGGCGTTGGTGCGGCAGTATCTCAATGACGATACGCAGGTGCCGAGCGATTATGATAAGCTGGTCGCCGAGCTGGAAGACATCAAAGAAAAATACAGAAACGAACACGCCAGCGCGCAGGCGTTGCGTGGGAGAATTTTAGCCGCTGTGGAGCAGTACGATACGGTGGCAAAATAACTCACTTTGCAACTCACTTTTGTTCCGAAAGTGAGTTTTTCATGCTTTTTTCAGCGGAATGAAAGTCGGAAAAACCGCTTGATTCCTACACTTTACGGCAATAACATAATTTTGCGTGTGGGTTCAAGTCCCATCTTCCGCACCAACGAGAAAGCCAGTAACCATGCGGGTTACTGGCTTTTTTCTTTTGCAAAAAAACTCACAAAATAACTCACTTTTTTTCCTGCTGGCCAAGAATTGATGTGAACACGCCATCAAGTGCGCTGGTTATTTGCCGATCCATCCCGGACACAGCGTGCCCATAAACGCCGAATGTGTCCATGCTCTTGGAGTGGCCGACCAATTGCTTTACCCATCCCTCCGGGAGGGACTGGGCAAGGGAAACGAATGTATGGCGTAGCTCGTATGGTGTCGTTTTCGGAATCCCGTTTGCTTTGCAATATCTTTGGAAAAACTTGCGATAGGTTTCCGTTGTCGGCATTTGGAACAGATACAGGCCGTTTGACTTGGATGCTTGATCTTTTACAATCGCCTCTGCGATTTCGCCCAAATAAACGCTGCGTATCGCATTTTCGTTTTTGCCTGTAGTGATTTCGTTATCCTCGTTTATCGACCGCCTTACCTCCAATCTGCCCTGTTTGAAATCGTTCCTCATGATGCCACGCAATTCCCCCGGCCGCAGTCCGGTCAAAACCTCAAGGCGATAAGCATTTATATATGGGTCTTTTACCAATTTACCCTTGTAGATCGTCGTATCAACGGAGAAAAGCGTTACAATGTCCTCCGGCTGCAAAATGTTGCGAACGCCAACGGGGGCTCCCTTTGGAATTGTTATGTCTTCCGGGGCAAAGCCGGTTACTTTCATTTTCCGCAGATATTTGCAGAAAGAAACCATGTCAGCACGGATGCTTTGCAGATACTTCTTCGACAATTTCCCGTTATTGTATGCATAGTCGATAACCTTTTGCAAAATCCCATCGCAAAGTGCATCTGCCTTTAGGTGGCCTATCCTTGGGTCAATCCATGTTTTCCAGCGGCTTTCCTGCGGTCGCCAATTCGATTGCGAAGTCCGAATTTTAAGCTGCTCCATATAACTTTCGTGCAGCTCTGATAGGTGCAGCTTCGTCCCGCAGATGCCTGATGCCAGCCATTCATCTGCTTTTCGGTTCGCTTCCCTCTGCCCTTCCCTTCCCGGCCGACTGCTTGTAAATGTTTTTCTTACGCCATCTTTCTGGACGGCGATCTGCCAGCGGTTCTGCTTCTCAAGCCACTTTGCCGTATTTGTCCTTTCTTTCATTTTTCTCCTCCTGATAGACAACCGCCCTCGTTGCCGGGGGCGGTGTTTTTTTATTTTTCTGCCATTACATCGTATACAACCACGCCGTTCATAATCGTCAAGAGGGTGTTGTCCTCATTGGCATCGTTGACCACTGTGACTGTTACATATTTATCCTTTGCGCCAAGCGTATCAACAGCATCAGATATCGAATTGCACAGTTTAACCATGCTTTCACGCATTGTTACCCATGGCTCGTATGCATCGTCGTATCCGTCCGCTTTTGCTTGCGCCACTTCTGCAGCTACTCCTGACGCTTTTGCTGCTATAACAAGACCGGTGTCATCGTATTCTAAAGAGTACTCAATCCCTGTGCCCTCCGCATTTTTATCAAGCACAGTTTTTATGGCCGAAGCGACTACGGACATATCCACTTCTGCGTTTTGCTCCTCTTGCTGTTGCTGCTGATTTTGCTGATTGTCCTGTTTGTCTTTATCCTTTTCTCCACCGGCAAGCGCTCCGATGATTGCAATTATGATAACAATTAGGATTATTGCTGTTACCATCGTTTTTTTCTTCTTTGGCTTGATCTCTGGTGTTGTTTTCTCCATTTCCTCCATAGTCGTCTCCTCCAGTACTGATTATTGTACACTTTACGGTGTACGATTATATTTGGAAAGAACATCTGTTCTTAATCCCGAATTAAACCGTAGTTAAGGTTATTTGCATCGATTAGGACGAGGTATAAAATCATCATCGCCAGCAGGACAAAAATAACTGCGAAGAGTGTTTTGGACAGCTTCCGGCGCTGGCGCACCTGCTCTTTCAGAACCTCTATCATTTCTTCGCTGTTCTGGCTGTCTGTTTTGTTATAGACTTCCTTCACGAAATGCTTGTCGAGAGATATGTGCAGCGCTTGGCAGATGGAAGCAACGAGAAAAAGGCTCGGATTCTTGGTCGGCTCCGAAAGCAGCCGGGAGATCGTCCTCTCAACCGTCCCGGCATTGTCGGCCAAATCCTTGTGGGTCATTCCATGCTCCTGCCGTTTTGTGGCTACCTCCAATAAAAAGTTATCCCAATTTCTTTCTTCGTCTGAATTCACAAACTCATCTCCTGTTTTTTGTTACCGGACACTTTTGCCCGAAGAACATGACAGTTTTTACGCCGAAACCGCAACATTTGTCAGTACATATTGGCAATGCAATTTGTTACAATTGAATTGTACCAAATACCTACTGAATTTGGAAGGATTTTTATTTGACAATAATCGACAAAAGAGGAGGAGCACCAATGGAGAAAAAGGAGGAATTCAAAAAGGCGGTGGAACGGATGTCTGACGAGCAGCTTGTTAAATATCTTCGGATTCTAAAGTTTTCATTAGACGAAGATATTTCTCAATTTTCTCATCTGTCAAAGTATCTGCGAAATCCATAAGGTCTTTCCGAATCCCAGACAGCTCACCTTCGGTGGGCTGTTTTTCTATTTCATTATCCATCAGCCAATCTATAGAAACATTAAAATAGTTTGCTACCTTTTTCGCCTGTGCTGGGTTTGGATAAGTCCCTCGCTTTTTCCATGCGGTTGGCGTCCCCATACCAAGTCCGATCTCTGCCGCAGCCTTTGTTGGGGAAATACCGTTTCTCTTGCACAATTCACAATACTTGTCATAAAACACAAATAATACACTCCTTTTTGTGCATTACAACAAAAATTCAATTTTGTGAATTCTAATGCTTGCATAATTCGATAATTTGAATTATACTAGGAATAGAAACTCACAAAGGTGAATTTCGTTTTTGCCTGTGGTGGACTTGTTCTGCAAATTCATTCTACCATAAAGGTAAAAAAACTTCAACATTTTGAACAGAAAGGAGGAAATTTTGGATGCCTGCACAATGGACAGGTGAGCTGGTTGGTAAAATGCACAACAACAGAGTGTCGTCACAAGAACTTGCAGTAAAAATAGGATGCTCTACAAAGTGGTTAAGCATGGTTCTTAACGGCCACTGTAGCCCGAAAGGCGCCGAGCAAAGATTTAACGCTGCATTGGACGAGCTTATTAAGGAAAGGGAGGAGGACAATGTCAAGGAAGGTTGATACCTACCGCAGGCTGCGGGCACTGATGCTGGAGCTCGGACATGACCAGACAAGCCTTGGGAAGCGCACAGGTATGAGCCGCCAGCAAATCAGCGACAGAATGATTTGCAAGACCCCATGGACATTGGAGGAAGTCTATAAGGTCTGCGATGCACTATTTATTCCAATAAAAGATGTCAAGAAATTTTTCCCACCAAATGGGGTGGAAAAGAAGGAGGAACAACATGGAAGCAACAACCAACACCTTTATCCGGTGGTATAACTCGGATGAAATCGTACCGAGCGAGGACGGGTATTACCTGTGCCAGACGATGCCGGGGAGATACACCACCCTGCCGTTCAGCACAAAGCACAAGATGTTCAATGTCAGCGGAGATTGTGTAGAAACCGCTCTGGAGATCCAGTGGTGGGCATTCCTGCCGGAGCTTCCGCAAAAGGAGGTACAGGAAGATGAGTAAAAAGGAGTGGCTGCAGGAAGCCTTGGCCGTAGTCCTCGGAATGGGAGCCATCTTCGCAGCAGCGGCTATCCTGCTGCTGGTGAGGTAAGGCCATGGAGCAGAACGAGAGGATAGCAGTTATCCGGGAGAAGTTCCCCGGTTACACCAAGCCGCTGGACAGCATGTGCAAACGGCCGGAGTATTACGGTGTCCGGCGTACCGCCGAAGCGGAAGCACTGATCGCGGACAAGCCCCGCAGGAAGCGGGAAGCTAACTACAAGCTGTCTGTGCGCATTCCTTTGGGCTATGTGGATATGGCGGAGTTCCGCCGGCAGCTTGTTGAGATGGGCTACTGCAACTTCACCGCATGGGTGCTCCGCTGCATCCGCCGCCAGCAGGAGGAATACAGGCATAGAAAAGCCCCCACTGGCTCCGCAAAAGCCAATGAGGGCAAAGGTAGATTAAGCACCACCAATATACAGGATTTGGGGAGGAATGTCAAGTGATCGTCTACAAAGGAACCGATAAAGACATGAAATGCCGGGATTTCCAGTTTGAGCTCGGCAAGGAATACGAGGAGGCAGAAGCCCAACTTTGCAACAAAGGCTTCCACGGCTGCGAGTACCCGCTGGATGTGTTCGCGCATTACGCCCCTGCTGATAGCCGGTTTTTCGTGGCTGACCTTGACGGCTTAACGGATGAAATGCAAAGCGACGATACCAAGCGGGTTGGAACAAAGGTAACCCTCCGGGCGGAAATCGGCATTCCAGGTATCGTAAAGGCTGCTGTGGAGTACATAAAGGAAAAAGCCGAGAGCTGCGACAACCAGACCGGCAACCGTAGTGCAGCCACCAACACCGGCAACTGTAGCGCAGCCACCAACACCGGCAACTGGAGCGCAGCCACCAACACCGGCAACTGGAGCGCAGCCACCAACACCGGCAACCGTAGTGCAGCCACC